GGATCCCAAAACTATCGCTCAGCTCGGGCACGATAATCTCATTTGTATGGTGAGATACCACGGCACACATGAAAGAGTCTATACACTGCGTGACAGGGCTTATCCCACCGGAACACAAAATTTCCTCGTTTCCAGGCTTGGGGTAGTAGTCAGATTCGTATATCCCGGTCTCGCCATCCTCACCACAGTTCTCGTTATTTCCCAAACGCTTCCAACCACTGAAGAGGAACGCGATGTAGAGTATGAAGAGGATGAGCACGACGAGGACGAAGATGAATACGTAGATAGACATTTGCTGGGTTCGGTGAGCACGGGAGGCTTATCGGAGGACTCACCGTATGCGATTGTTTGTGAGGACTGGGATATTACAATGGGGGTTAGAAACGGGCCTCTTATCGGGGTCCATATATACGAGGGGCAATAAACACGCCTAGAAGCATCGAGAATATACATAATATTACTACTATAAAAATTCCCAGTATGGTTAGTCCACAAACTCGTTTGTGTTGTTTTGAAGTTTCTCGATGTCCAACTCTTCTTAGAAAACTATTTGCAGTTTCATTATCACTTTCACTATAATAACATTCACTCTCCAAATTGTGTTGATTAATCATAGGCACACATTCAGTTAATTGTTTATCCTGAGAAGTTACTGATGGTGAGATTAAATCTTGTGGTTGAATGCTCAATTTAATATCAGGTTGAACTTGTAAGTTCAAAATCTCCTTGTCCATTTTTACGATGGTTAGAGGATATTCTATATAATTATCGTTGATGATGCTATAAACGTTACTGGATAAATCCATTAAGCAACACCCATAAAGAATGAACTCAACTGCGCTGTAAACTCAAAATTTATATTCTACCACCTAGTGTTGGTAATTAATAAACACAATGAAAATAATATCATTTAAAATTATTTATTGTATCGTATGAAAGCAAATGTAATATACAATGTAAAGTGAATAAGTTTATTAACCGCAGTTTTCTTAATATTTTCTAAAATATCGTTATTCACAAATTTTAATGTTGAAGTTTTATTATACAAATTTTTACACTGATTATTTCTTACAATTTCATTTTTTTTGAGATTTGAAATAGGAAGCGTAGACATCGAAGCATTCGACAAAAGGTTTTTAAACTCATATACAGTTTCTCTCTCTTCTAGAGAGAGTTTAGATTTTTTCATTTTAGAATTGATTTTAAACGCTTGACAACTTTGGTGTAATCCGGTTGGCTAAGTTTCTTTTTGCTGGACTCTTCTAAATCCTCGTTAAACCAAATGGTGTATCCAGATTTCTCTTTAACTCCCTTTTCTGGTAGCGATGATGTACGTCTGTTAGACAAATCACTCACTTCTTCATCAGAGTCGCTATCAAACGAATCGTCAGATAAAGAGTCGGAATCAGTCACCTTTTCAAATTGAAGAATGTCCTTTTCGTTTGTTGGTAGGCTTGTATAAACAGTACCGAATGGGTTTAGAATTTCATACGGTTTACGATTTAAACCAAAATACTGAACACAACCAAAAATAACAATTAGAATCAATATAATAACAGCAGTACAAGAAATCACAGCAACAAAGGTTATATAATTTTTTGTCCAACTGCTAGTTTTTGCTGTATGATGTGTTGTAGACTCAGTTGGTATTGGAGTAGAATGCTCCTTATCATGGTCTATTTGAACATCTGACAATGTGGGCCGTGTTACATCTTTAATTACATTTACAAAATTCTCCACAGTTGAAACAAGAGTATATGTCCAAATTTCTGGATGACCATTATATCTAAGAACAAAAACATATAAACCAGACGCGTCTGATGGTGTGTTTGAGAAGATCAAATCTACATTATTAGATTCTTGTTTGATATACTCAACTGTATTTATGGTATGGGAATTTACACAGTTTGATGTCCAGTTTTTCTTGGGGTCGCATTTAAAATAAGACCTATTAACAATAGAGGTTGCTCTCAGAGGAGAAGTAAAACTACATGTTGGGTGCCTTGGATTTAAACACGAACGTGCGTGTGGATGAAAAATACAAGTTTCATATATATGAGAGACAGGACAATCTGTATTAGTTTTCATATAATACCAATCAACATTTGCTGTAAATTCTTTATCGTAGATTTCAGATTCGAGATGAAGCTCAATCTTAAAAGAATCTTTTATAACATATACATGGGAATGGTAATTTTTTAAATGAAAAAATCCACCATGTTTTTTAACAGCTGGTGGTTTAGGCTTATTAACCACGACATCTTTTTGTTTTGGATTAACAGTTACCCAAAACACAGATTGGTGGCTCCATCCATTATCACTGTTTTCATACAATGTATATACTCCAGAATTATTTACCAATGCATGTTTAATATTAATACCACTTTTATTTGCAGTTATTATTGGAAAAATAGTATCATTAATAAAATAAACATCATTTTTTCGTTCAACAGTTTCATTAAAAATAGAAAACATTGCTAATGATAAAGGATAATTAATAGTTTTAATACTACATCGTTTATTTAAAATTATATCTTCATCACAAATGTTACGATCGACGCATACTTTAGCTAATGTTATACCATCCTTACAATAAGAATAAGGGGTTTTAGAAAACACCCATCCCCTTGTAATTTTTTTAGATTTATCAAGTGGGGGGTTTATACTATACCCATCAACCATAAAACCAGATCCCTCAGAAACCACAACATGATGAACTGATGAAAATGTAACTCTTACCGATAACATAGATGCGATTAAAATGAATAATGAAGAAAACATCGTAAAGTCTTTGGAATAAATTTTTGGATATTGTCACCCAAAAAGCTTTAAAGGCACTATACCATATACCAAGCTCCCCATCCTTTTAAATTCTAAATGTAACGCCTTTTACTCGTCATCAAACTGCGTACACATGATTAAATTTAAAAATATTTTATTTATAATATTACATTTCTTCTTTAATAGTTTCTTTAATAGTTTCTAGAGAAGGTTCCCTTTGTAAAGCTTTGGAGTTAGGTTTTTTCTGTGTAGAATTTTTCCATGTTAACATCTCGTTACATACATTTTCAATTTTTTCTCCTTGTAACATTTGTGTTTTTTCGATGATTATTTTAGGGTTGGTTCTTGGACGATATATACGTCTACATGAGAAAAAGTGTCTGCGTATAACATTATTAACAATTGATCCAAAAATTGCCAGAAGAATTAGTAGAATTATAGACAAGGGAATGACAACAAATGCAATTTTCCTATTACGTTCTAAATATTTGAATTTCTTATAATCTTGTCCATTTATTTTTGTGTTTGTTACTATGTTTGTTTTTTTGGATGATAAGGAATCTTCACTGAGAAGAACATCATCGGTAATATTACCATTTAGTCCAAGCAAAAGTTCATATAAATTTTCAATTTTCCCGACTTCATGGCACACTGGAGCTGGTATATCAGTTGGAAATGTATTTAGATGTGAGGTCTCAGAAAACGGTTTCGTAGATATAGTAGTCGATGGTGTGACGAGATGATTGGTGAAATTTTCTGTTTGATTAGAGTCAGGTTTTGTAATATTTTCTCCAGATTTGTTGAAGGAATAAACAAATGCTGATATTCCAAAAACATCGGTTTTGTTATTTTCTAGTTGAACTCTAAAAATATAAACACCAGAATCGCTTGGTTTTGGGTTTTTAATTTCTAGCAGAACCCCTGTTTCAATCGATGAGTTGATACGAAGTTGACTTTGGTGATGTTTTGAAACTTTAATTAAACAAGATCTAAATGCATTATTATGAATACGAGGACATGAAACATATTCAATAGTCTGATAAACAGTATAACAAGAGTAGTTAAAATAAATAATTTCAATAGTTCCACTATAATTTGTTACGGGTAAGCGTTGATCATCGAGAAATAACAAATAACCAGTTACATTAAAATCTCTATCATCAGGATACACAGTATAACCAGAACTGGTATTTACATACATACTCATATACGTACCTCTATAAACTATTCCATTTACATTACCACAGAAGAACATGAATAAAAAAATTAACAACATAGTTATTAATGCAATCTTCAACTCTCTCACACAAGTGATATAAAATTTTTAGTGCGTGTATTTTTATTTGTGAATAGCACCGCCCAGTTGGTTACGCTACTTAGAAATATTTAATTGTTAAATATTTACTGGTAATCTTTTATAATTATTATATTTCCTTCTTCTGTAAATAAAAAATCCAGTTATAGATAAAATTATTATAATTATAATAGTTACAACAGCTATAGTTATATTTGTCTTGGAATTATTTATAGGTAATTGAGTTTCTATATTACCATCAATTAAATTTACATCTGAAATTTTCAAATATTCTTCAAGTTTTTTACTTTCCTCTTCTGATGATACTTTTGATTTTATTTCAGTCGGTTTTGGCTGTGATTCTTTTGTTTTTTTTTCAAATCTATAAGGTTTATCATATCTAAGAGCTTCTTTAAATTTAACTGGAGGTTCTCTACCATTCATTCTATAGAACTCCCTAATAACATAGTATTTAAGTCGTGGTTGTGGAACAGCTCTATTCAGATAAAACGACTCTTCATCTGTTCCCAACGGTCCAAACTCTTTTGCTTCTTTACACCATTTTGGAAGATCTCGTTCAACCCTATCTTTCATGGGAAATGGACAAGTTTCTTTGGGTAATTTAACCATAAAATCTGTATAAAAAACTTCCTTTTCTATTATAATAACACGTCTATATTGTCCTTGATTGAAAGGAGCTGGAGCAGCAAAAACTAGTCCCAATTCATTATCTGTTAAAAAAGAATAACCAATCAATGATGGTTTCCAATAATCGGGTGTTCTTTTTAAGCATATACCAAACTCTTTTTGAGGATCGCAATTAAAATATTTAATTAAGTATATTGGATATGTACAATCATCTCCAACTTTAAACCAACTAAGCGAAGCGTTATAATATTTTTTTTTATTTACAAATTGAATAGTTTTAATTGTAGATTCTATATTTGGCTCAGAAATTAAAGCAACCATACCACATGGATCTGTAGATGTTACATACCTAACTTCTGCATTTTTAGATGAATCCATTGGATTTGGAATATTTGGACGCAAATCTAGGACGGTGTAATTATATCTGAGAGGTTGAACGATCCAGTTATATGCAATCGCTATATTTCCATTATAAAAAAAAATAAAAATTATAAGTCCAATCATGTTAGAGCTGAGAGATGTATAACTCTAACTAAAAGAATGAAGAATGATTAATTTAAAAGTATCCTACAACAATTTAAATGTTTTTATGGGTGTGTTTGTTTTGAATAGTACTATTAATATGTTAATTCTTATTACACATATATAAACTCAGAAACACCATCCCAACGCCCCATGAAACACCATCCCAACGCCCCATGAAACACCATCCCAACGCCCCATGAAACACCATCCCAACGCCCCATGAAACACCATCCCAACGCCCCATGAAACACCATCCCAACGCCCCATGAAACACCATCCCAACGCCCCATGAAACACCATCCCAACGCCCCATGAAACACCATCCCAACGCCCCATGAAACACCATCCCAACGCCCCATGAAACACCATCCCAACGCCCCATGAAACACCATCCCAACGCCCCATGAAACACCATCCCAACGCCCCATGAAACACCATCCCAACGCCCCATGAAACACCATCCCAACGCCCCATGAAACACCATCCCAACGCCCCATGAAACACCATCCCAACGCCCCATGAAACACCATCCCAACGCCCCATGAAACACCATCCCAACGCCCCATGAAACACCATCCCAACGCCCCATGAAACACCATCCCAACGCCCCATGAAACACCATCCCAACGCCCCATGAAACACCATCCCAACGCCCCATGAAACACCATCCCAACGCCCCATGAAACACCATCCCAACGCCCCATGAAACACCATCATCAATTTAATATTTAATATATATTTATTAAATGTCATAAATGTTATATTTTGGGAGTTGTGTATATTTTACCGTTCTAATACGAGATTTCAATATACATATCTTTACACACAATACTATAAGAATAATAATAACAAATAAAATAAAAATAACACCAAATCCAATAAATTTATATATATCATATCTATCATAGTCATTAAGAAGTTGAGTAAGAGGATTACTTATTATACCTTCATCTTCCAATATAGTATCATTATAAATTTGAGTAAATTCTTGACTTTTTGGAGATGGAGTAGAAAACAAAATATCCAATTTTGTTATATTTGATTCCCCTTCTTCTAATCGTACAAGATCTGATAGATTTCTAAAAAGCTCATAACTCTCATTAACCTTGAATGACCAAGGTTTATCAAAAATTGCTCTACCAAGGCTTGCAATCAACAAACTTTGAGATCCAATAGCCACATTAAACGATTCTTTCACATCAAAGAGATTAGATGTGCGACAATCTTCTGATGGTAGTTTTTCATTTTCCTCTTCATATTCTTCATCTTCCTCATATACTTCTTCATAATAATAAGATCCAAAACTACTATCGCTAATATTTGACCATTTATAATCATTAGAGTCTGGAAAACATCCTCTATATCGTTTATGGTTAGAATCTGTAGATGGTTTGTACGGAACATCAATCTTATCTTCCCGTCGTATTGTCAAGCCGTGTCTCATAAAACATGGATAGTCAGTTTCATTATCTACACGAAGTTCAATTCTTCCATTAAAAGTATTATCTCCAAAGATAGATGAATATAGATACCTCCCAGAATCAAAAATACCTGGTTGTATAAGCAAACTAATATTAGCAAGTGCATATGCAGAAACACTTNCAAATTTTATCAAAGTTACAGAATACCCATCACAAGTTTCTGGTGATGGGATTAAATTACCAGTACAATTATAATATTCTCTATAAATCAGAGGAACTTGACATTTATCAAAATCAAAGGACCAACCAATAGAAGCGTTAACCTTTTCTTTTGATCGTAACGATATATTTACATAAGGCTCTAGTAGATGCAGTTCACAACCTTTAGAATATTCTGTATATCCATTATTTGTTCTTGGAATAAGATTTAAATTTTGTTTAAGTGACGATTGAATCGGTTCATTGATAGTTTCCTTGGGATCTGCATAACATAGTTCTGATGGTGCAATACGAGCTGATGATACTGAAAAAAATATAACAAGTAACAACACGAAATACATAATTGTAATGTATCTAACGGGTGGATGAATAAAAATGTAACAAATTTTATGAGATGAACACTTTTATATAAAATAATAGTAAATTTCAACGCGATTTATACTAACTAATGTTTATTAAAAATTTGATAGGACAATAATTCTGCTGCACTTGGTCGTTCAAACGCGTTAAAAGTTAACATTTTGTGTATTAAAAATTCACCATCAACAGGTAAACTATAATTGTTCATACAACCATATCGTGTAAATGGAGCCCTATCATGATTTGCATAATCTATAAAATTCTTTACAAGTTTAGAATCTACATTCGATGGAAATTCTTTGGGATGAATTTTTAGTGATGATATAATTTTAATCAGATGAGCTTTACAATTTTTTGGTAAATCACTATCCCTATTTTCATCCTCCTCAAATAGGTTATTGGGATATGCAAGCATTTCAAATAGAACTATACCAGCACTCCAAATATCAGCTTTGGAGTTGTATGCATCTTTTGCCAAAACCTCTGGCGCATTAGTCTCCACAGTTCCTGCAATACCCAAATAATCCGGCGAAGAAACTGGAAATTGTGATGCCCCAAAATCACCAATACAAACATGAGATTCATCATTCAGAAATATATTTTCAGTTTTTATATCCCGATGAATAATTTTTAATTCATGAATATGCTGGAGTCCTCTTAATATTTGCTTCTGAATTATAATAGCAGATTTGAAAGATAATGATTCTCCATGATCAGTTAAAAAGGTATAAAGATCGTATTTATAATAAGGCAAAACTAAACAAGTTAGCTCTTTATAAAATAAAGTATCTTGAAGTTTAATTATAGAATCATGGTTAATATTTTTTAATATTAACGATTCCACGAGAGTGTTTCCTTTTTGTCCAATTTTCAATACAACTTCGTTATCTTGGTTATCCTTTTTCGATGCAATAAATACCCTTCCTTCCGATCCAGGGGTTAAAGTCTTTATAATCGAAAACTGTAACGCTTCGGCTGCTTCGATCCCCTCTGTTTTGGATGGGCGAAAACCTTCATCATCACTTTCAGTTTCGCTTTCAGTTGAACTATTCTTTATATAATCCATGAAGTCACCATCACTAATGTCAGAGTATAAATCCTCATCCATCATCTTGAAGAATTATTGCGCTCTTCAGAGGATTTGTTGGTAGCTGGTTTATAGAAGTTACCTCTCAAATTCGATGCGCGATAATACAGCAAAATAGCTTTACCGCAACATACCTTCTCATAGCAGGTGAATCTGAACTCTTATACGTCAATACCAACCCATCATCTGGCTCCTCACCCTCTAAAGGTGTGGTAAAAGGGAGGTGTGTATCAAACCTTTATTGGTTTTCGGGTTTGTGAGATAATTATGGGTGTGGTTGAAGTTAATATTATTACTTTTATCGACAAAAATGGAGCGTTGCCCGGAAACTCGCAAGATGTTCATCCATATTTATGGCGTTTTATGGCTAAACAATGTTCGATTCTTTCTTCGACAGAATTGGCCATGCCTATAATAGTCAGATCTGCAAATTTATGCAATCTTGTTACTTCTATGAAACATCTACCAAAAACATCAAGACCTATAGTGAGAACAACAAAATTTAATAATAAATTTTTAAAACCAATTGAAAAAAATAATCTATTTTCTGAAGACAAGCCTGGACATAGTATTGAATGGAGTTCTGTTATATCTGGATATAATTACTTAAACTCTGGTTTGTTTGGAAATTACCCATTCAATCTATGGGTTATTGGTGCTGCTGATTTGTGTGAGCCTGTCATTTCTAATATTCCAGGACCAAAACGACTAATTTATGCATATGTATCATGTGTATGGCCAAGTCCATCTTGGAAACCAGATTATTTGAATATATCTAAGTTTAATGTAGAGGAAATTCTCGATGCTTCTAGGCGTGTTTATTGCCCCTCGTATATATGGACCCCGATAAGAGGCCCGTTTCTAACCCCCATTGTAATATCCCAGTCCTCACAAACAATCGCATACGGTGAGTCCTCCGATAAGCCTCCCGTGCTCACCGAACCCAGCAAATGTCTATCTACGTATTCATCTTCGTCCTCGTCGTGCTCATCCTCTTCATACTCTAACATCGCGTTCCTCTTCAGTGGTTGGAAGCGTTTGGGAAATAACGAGAACTGTGGTGAGGATGGCGAGACCGGGATATACGAATCTGACTACTACCCCAAGCCTGGAAACGAGGAAATTTTGTGTTCCGGTGGGATAAGCCCTGTCACGCAGTGTATAGACTCTTTCATGTGTGCCGTGGTATCTCACCATACAAATGAGATTATCGTGCCCGAGCTGAGCGATAGTTTTGGGATCC